GGGTGGTAAAGGCACAGAGATCACCACACTACCGGGTGGACAAACACTTGGTCAAATCGAAGACATTCAATTCTTTCAGAACAAGTTGTTTCAAGCGCTTAACGTGCCTATGAGTCGCCTTAAAGGTGACGGTGGCTTCAATATTGGTAGGTCTTCAGAGATCACCCGTGATGAGATAAAGTTCAATAAGTTTGTTCAGCGCATTCGTAAGAAGTTCTCCAACTTGTTCCTAGATGCCATGCGTATGCAGCTGGTGCTGAAGGGCATCATTAATCCTGATGAGTGGGATGAGATTCGAAGTGGAATCCGTCTTGACTATATGAAGGACAACAACTTCGCCGAACTCAAAGATAATGAGATCATCCAGGGTCGCATGAACATCCTTCAGACACTCGATCCCTTTGTCGGTAAGTACTACTCCATCGAGTGGGTACGTAAGAACATCCTCAAGCAGACTGACGAGGACATCAAAGAGATAGACGGAGAGATGGAAAACAATCGTGAAGCCATCATGGCTCACCAACAAGTGATGCAGGGTATTGATGCAGACGCCCCGCCAGATACTACACAGGGAACAAAATGAGCACACGAGACTTAGTAGACGCACTGATTGCTGGAGACTCTCTAGCGATTGAAGACAGCTTTAACGCCGCCATCTCTGAGAAGATGTCAGGCGCGATGGACGACTATCGAGTTCAAGTAGCGCAGACAATGTTTAATAAGCCTGAAGAAGAGGCCGCAGAGTAAGCTATGGGTCTATTCTTTAGTCAGTTTAGAAAGAACCTACGAGAAAGCGCAGGCCTACTTGATAGCTTCATCTATCGGGGGTCTTATGTACGGGTGTTCGACACACTCGACGTGACGATCGACGATAAACTGATTGGAACATACGCCGACTTAAACGAAGCTCGCAGTCAAGCTGAGATGAGCATTTCATCTAATCAGCTTCTTGCTCATTACACAGTGTCTGACGAGAAGTTAGTCTCTATTATATCTTCTACACACGATGTAAAGATAACTGACACGATGCTGGAGTCGTATAAGTATCAACTGAATTCACGTGAGTTCTCGCTAGACCCAGTAATCACTGAGGTTCGTCGACGTATGTCTTCAAACTTCGCAGATAAGACTGAGTATACACTTAATGACGGTAGCGTTGTCGCGATAAGCGAAGAAACACAGTCAATGTTAACGACACTCCTTGAAGATAAATACTCAATAGTGAAGTACATGCGCGTGTCGAAGGAAAACTTCATGCACGTAGTTAGAAAACTCGGGGAATAAGATGACAAAAGCAGTGTTAAAACTAAATGATGGCAAGGCAGCCTTTAAGCTGTACGGCACTACGCTGAATGAAACTATTACGATGGCTGTAGACTGTCTAGCATCAAACCAAGCGTTGACAGCAGGTGGTACACCTCGTGCTAACATCATGAGCGTGTTCTGGACTGGCACTGTAGGTGCAACAGCAATCATCACACGTGGCGGCGCAATCATCATGAACCTATCAGCTGATGCATCGAGTGCATTTCAGTTCGTTGATCAAGAATTTACAGACAACATCAACAATAGTTCTGACATCATCATTACTAGTGTAGGCACCATGCAGGTATACATCGTGCTTCGTAAGTTGCCAGGTGGTTGGTCTAATAAGATCGAGACCGCTGAGTACAGCGTCTACGACAACACTACGCTAGTTGGGAGCTAATACATGAAACTCATTAAAGAGTACGTAGAGTCGGTGAAATGTATCACCGAAGCTATTAAGGACACCAAGGAGAAGCAGTACTACATCGAGGGTGTGTTCCTTCAGTCTAATCTCAAGAATAAGAATGGACGCATGTATCCTGAAAATACGATGGACAACGAAGTCAATCGCTACGTCAAGGAATATGTTGAAAAGAATCGTGCGTATGGCGAACTAGGCCATCCTGATAGTCCCTCCATCAACCTAGATCGCGTGTCACATATGATCACTGGACTTAGGAAAGAGGGAACAAACTGGATCGGTAAGGCTAAGATCCTTGAAACACCTATGGGTAAGATTGCACGTGGTCTACTCGAGGGTGGTGCTAATCTAGGAGTTTCTAGTCGAGCTCTTGGTACTCTTCGTATGAACAAAGAGGGTGTACAAGTCGTTCAAGACGATTTCATGCTCTCGACAGCGGCAGACATTGTTGCGGATCCATCCGCTCCTGATGCATTCGTAAGGGGCATTATGGAGTCGGTTGACTGGATCTTTGTTGATGGAAAATTTGAACAGAAGCAGATAGATCGTACTAAGGAGTTTATTGAGTCTACTCCAAAGAAGCGGTTAACCGAAGCTTCGATTATGGCATTTCAGAGTTTTCTGAAACATCTAAAGTAAATACGTACATCGTATAAATAAACTAATCATCTAGAAATAGGAGAACTAATAATGTCTATCGAACAAAAGATCGCTGATCTTCTCGAAGAAGCAAACAAGCTAGAAGTCGAACAAGTCGCTGAAGAGGCGGTTGTTGCCGAAGAGACGGTTGATGAAAGTCATCAAGCCGACACCACGATGAAGCACGTTAAGAATCCTACTGCAGGTGAGAAGAAGGCTGCTAAAGACATGAAGCCTGGCATTGCTGGCTATAAGGACCGCATTGACATGCTCAAGAGCGCCGAAGCTGGTGGCCGCTTGAAGAAGGAAGAAGCAGAGTATACAGTGGATATGTCAGAAGACATCGCCGCGCTAACTAATGGTGAAGAACTCAGCGAAGAGTTTAAGACTAAGGCCGCCACGATCTTTGAGGCAGCCGTAGTAACACGCGTTAAGAGCGAAATCGCTCGTCTCGCGGAAGAGTTTGACGCTCAGCTTGATGAACAAGTTGAGTCAATCAAAGAGGGTCTTGTTGAAAAAGTTGATGGATACCTCAACTACGTAGTTGAGCAGTGGATGACAGATAATGAGCTTGCCCTTGAGAGTGGTATGAAGAATGAAATCCTTGAGAGTTTTGTTTCAAGCATGAAGGGTGTGTTTGAGCAGCACTATATTGAAGTACCAGAAGAGAAGTTTGACGTCCTAGGTGAGATGCAACTAAAGACTGAAGCCGTTACGGCCAAGTTGGACGAGCAACTCGCAGCGAACGTTGCACTATCGAAGCAACTCAATGAGATGAAGCGTACAGCCTCTATCGATGAGTTCGCTGTAGGAATGGCCGACACAGAAGCGGAGAAGTTTAAGTCTCTAGCTGAAGAGTTAGCATATGATGATGCCGAGACATTCAAGGCAAAACTTCAGACTATTAAAGAGAATTATTTTGGTAAGAAGCAGACCGCACCTACGGTGCAATCAGTTGTCACAGACGCTCCAGTTGCTTTGACTGAAGAGGTGGTTCATACCCCTCAGATGGCACACTACCTACGCACTTTGAGCAACATGAAGTAATCCCATTAACACAAAGGAAATAAAATGCAAACCCGTCAAGAACTACTTAAGAAGTGGGCCCCTGTCCTAGAACATGGTCCTGAAATCAAAGACGCTTATCGTCGCGAAGTCACAGCCGTTCTCCTAGAGAATCAAGAGCGTGAACTAGCTAAGAGCGCCGAAGCACTCTATGAAACTGCTCCTACCAACTCAGGCGGTGCTGGTCTTGCCCTAGGCGGCGCTGGTGCTGGTAGCAATGCTGTTCAAGGTTACGACCCAGTCCTAATCAGTCTAGTTCGTCGTGCAGCTCCTCAACTAATCGCTTATGACATCGCTGGCGTTCAGCCAATGACTCAGCCTACCGGTTTGATCTTCGCATTGAAGAGTCTCTACACCAGCCAGTCAGGTGCAGAAGCTCTATTCAATGAAGCTGATACTGGCTTCGGCGGCACTGGTACCCACCAGACCGGTCTAGATGGTAGCAACCTTGCTACTAAGACATTCGGCACAGGCCTAACCACGGCAAACGCTGAAGATCTTGGCGCTGGCGTTACTTTCAACCAGATGGCATTCAAGATCGACAAGGCTACTGTTACTGCTAAGACTCGTGCACTACGTGCTGAGTACTCAACAGAACTAGCTCAAGACTTGAGGGCAGTTCATGGTCTAGACGCTGAAGGCGAACTAACCAACATCCTCTCAACAGAAATTCTTGCTGAGATCAACCGTGAAGTCATTCGTACTGTGTATCTAGCCGCTAAGGTTGGTGCAGAAATCGGTACCGCCACTGCTGGCACCTTTGACCTAGACGTTGATGCTAACGGTCGTTGGTCAGTTGAGAAGTTCAAGGGTCTAATGTTCCAGATCGAACGTGAAGCCAATGCTATTGCCCAGACTACACGTCGTGGCCGTGGTAACTTCATGATCTGCTCAAGCGATGTTGCTTCAGCATTGGCCATGGCTGGTGTTCTTGACTATGCACCTGCTCTTGCTAACAACCTAAACGTTGACGAGTCAAGCACCACTTTTGCTGGTGTTCTAAACGGCAAGTACAAGGTCTACATCGATCCGTTTGCAGCTAACCAAGCAGCCGCTCAGTTCTTCGTCATGGGCTACAAGGGTACCTCAGCATTTGATGCTGGTCTCTTCTATTGCCCTTACGTTCCTCTAGAGAAGGTTCGTGCCATTGATCCTGCTACCTTCCAGCCAAAGATTGGCTTTAAGACTCGCTACGGCATGGTCTCAAATCCTTTCACCGCCATCACAACTGGCGCCAACATCTACTATCGTAAAGTTCAAGTCACAAACTTGATGTAATAGTAAGGTTGACAAATCCAGCGTAGACTGGATACTTCAAAGGACCCTTTCGAGGGTCCTTTTTTTATATAAATACAATATGAACAGACTTGAGGTCATATGGCTACACTAATCTCGGGACCAACCCCTGCAAACATAACACCACTGTCACCCAATGGGTTCATGTTCTCTATTCAGAAGATTCCAGAGATGACGTACTTCTGTCAGAGTGTAGCCATTCCATCGGCATCACTTGGTGTCATTGATGTAGCTACACCATTTGTTGACTATCCAGTGCCTGGCGATAAGATCGTGTTTGCTGAACTTAGTGTTCAGTTTCTCGTTGACTCAGCGATGGCAAACTATAAAGCTATCTTTGATTGGATTAAAGGCCTTGGGTTTCCAGAGTCGTACTCGCAATATACTACTGCTACTAACTCAACATTGAACCTTCCTTATAATGCAGCGGTTCTATCAGACGCAACGCTCACCATTCTTGGTAGCAACAATGAACCAGTACAGACTATCCAATTCGTGGACTGTGTGCCTATTTCAATAGAATCGCTACAGTTCTCCTCTACGTCTACTGACGTTCAGTACCTAGTTGGAAACGCTACATTTAGGTACGCACTCTATAAATTTATTTAATTGTACAATATATCTTGTCCATGTTATAATGGACGAAATCGTGATGAGGATACAGAATGACATTAGATGACTTACACGACCTATGGGACGTCGATTGCGCGCTCGACGACAACCATCTCGATCGTGAATCAGTAAGAACACCCAACCTACACGCCAAATACCTGCGGCACCTCATCCAGCACAAGATGAAGCTCGCTGCGCTGGCAGTCGACTACGATACTCTACGCCAGAAGAAGTTTCGCTACTATAGAGGTGAGATGGGTAAGACGGAACTTGAAGAATTGAGTTGGTCACAATGGCAGGGCATTAAACCACTTAAGAACGAGATGATGGAATTCCTAGAGGGTGACATTGACCTGAACCGGGTGTCTATCAAGCGTGAATACATCAACTGCATGGTTCAGGCCATAGAAGCTATCCTTGGTCAGATCAAAGCTCGTGACTGGCAGATCCGAAACGCGATCGAGTTTAAGAAGTTTATCTCCGGACATTAATATGATAACAATTGAGAAGGTAAACGAGGTACATGTTCGAGTGTACTCAGATCCGGACATTGAGCAGGAACTGTCAGACTACTTCACCTTTCAGGTTGATGGCTATAAGTTTATGCCGGCGTATCGCAGCGGTGTGTGGGACGGTAAACTGCGTCTATATAACCTTCAACGGAAGACACTCTATGTTGGACTAGTAAAGTACGTCATGGACTTTGCTGTAAGGAACCAATATGAGGTCAAGTCATATCAGCAGGAGTTGACTGCAGTAACAGTTGAGACCGTTCGTGAGTACACAGACTGGTTAAACCTCTGTGCCCGTGGACAAAAGATAGAAATACGCGAGTATCAACTACAGGCAATCGCAAAGGCATTGACAGATGAACGAGTTGTATTGCTATCACCTACGTCGTCAGGTAAGTCGCTAATCATCTACACTGCGATGAGACATCACCTAGATC